GCAGCAGTACCACCTGCTGCTCCTAAGTGTTTCATGAACAATGCTTCTAAGTCATCGCCAGGTCTATCTGGATCTCCAGGGATGTCGTTTGCTGCAAAGGGGCTTTTTTGTCCGATAGGTATATATCGTTGTTTATATTGTAATATACTATCAATTATATTGTTCGAATTCGCTATCATCTAATACTTTTTTTATATAAATATTAATGATAGCGAATTATTCGAATTTTAGTATACTATGATTCTAATTTTTGATTTATTTTTTTTATATAAAAGTTTCGTAAATATATTGGCATATTATATAATGTATCAAATTGAAACCGGCCGTTACTATGCCAAATCATATCAAAAATTAACTCGTGTATGCGTACAGAATGTTCTGCATCAAGACCAAAAAAGGTCGACGTCAAATTGAAACCCGGCAGTAAAGGCGTCCCCATCTTCGCCTTTCACGGTAACTTGTGTGATTATACTAGGAACATTTTTCGTATAATATTGTCGAAATTTTCTAGATTCAATTGGTGTTAAATCGTATTTAATTAAGTTTTCTATGGCGTGTGTATCTCTAGCACCATTTACTTCAGTAATTATTTGTTTAAGATATTCTGATATTTTTTTATCTTTTGGTATAATTGATCTAGATGCTGGAGTATATGTAAATTTAATTTTAGTAGTATCATCGATAGTGTATTCAAACTCACCGTTAGTATCTGGTTCTAAATTAAATTCTGTAGTTGTTAATTCTGATAAATTAATTTCAGTATTAATAGATTTTTTTGTTGTTGGATTAGTTACTGTTACTGGATATTTATCGCCATATCCTAATATACGAGCATTAATGATTAATCCATCTTTATCAGCCGGAGAAATATCTTCAATTTTAATATCATCTAATATTAATTCAGCTAATAATACATCAAACATGATGCCTGCTGCTATATATGAGTCATTAACGATTATATCTTCATCATACGCAGTCATATGACGCATATTAACAAAACCTTTACGCAATGGGTGGGACTCAGCATATACTTTACCTTTACTTGTTAAATTAACAACAACAGATGGTATCTTGCTTTTTTGTTTTTGTTCGTATTGTTGCTTTACTAAATTAACTAATTCAGAGTCGCTACTAGGAGTATTAATTGTATTCATAACTTTTTTCTTTTTATTAAAACTTTATTATAAATATACTAAAACAAAAATATGGGGGTATTTTACTACCCCCATATTGATTAATATATTTTTGATATATTAGAAATGCATAAATGCATAATCATAACTCAATGTTGCTGTAATTGTTTGAACTTCTTCAGAAGACCAATCTAATGTCCCCCAATTACATGAATTTATAAATGCTCCATGCAATGTCCATTCTTCAATAACAACACCAGTTCCTGACAATTGTTGCAATGTAATTGCTCTTTTGTATTGAGATGAATACCCATCTTTACCAATTGCTGATTCATGATGACTTCTGAACCAATGCATTACTGCTTGCGCTGCAGATGGTACAATTGCATCATATAATGTAATTTCAATGTTATTCCATTTAGTCTTACCTTTAACTTTTCGTTGAATATTAATATGATCTAATACAACTTCACCATTCTCTGCGGATGGTTTAGCTGAAGATTTTATTAAATATGCAGGTAACGCATCAACAGTCATTATAAATTTGTGTTGATATTTTGGTTCCCAAATAAATGCATCACTGAATAAGTCTTGATGCGTTTTCGTAACTGCTTCTTTTTCTACTCTTTGTGTATTTGGTTGTAACGGGTCTGGGGATTTTCCTGTTGTAGGTGTACCTGCAATTACGCCTCCTGAATTATATTCTGCTTTACCATATGGGGTGAAGCTAGGGTTGAAAGTTGCCATTTTTATATTTCCTTCTTAATTTCTTTTTTAATAAATATATATGTTTTAAAAAAAGAAAGGGAGATAATTCTCCCAATCTTTTACTTTATTATATATTATTCAGGAAATGATGCTCCCGTTGGTTGAATATTGAAATCTAATAATATAAATTCAGCCGTTCTAGTTGGTTGCAAAAATAACTGTCCATATAATATATTTTGATCTACTAAATCATTTGTATTATTCTGGGCATTCATTATCACTTTAAATGCATATAAACCTTGGTTTGCTGCTACCGAAGTTAAATATGGATTAACTATATTTTCAAAGCTTCTTCTCGTTGCATCGGTATTTTGTTCGAATACTAAAAATCTTGTCGATGATGCAATAAATTTCTTAACTGCAATTAACAATCTTCTTACATTTACTCTATCTAACGCTGACTGACGAGCTTGCAATGTTTTTTGTCCCCAAACAACAATTCCAGTTTGTGGGAAGTTTGCAATTGGATTAATTCTATTATCATACAACGTATTTCTATGTGTCTGACTCAAATTAATATATGTATCAGATACTGATGTTAAACCTCCGCGAGTTAAACCAGCTGGTGCATACCACGGTGCTGCATTTGCATCATTGAATGCTAAAACACTTGGTATCAATACAGATGGCGGAACCCATAGTTTAGTATTTCTAATTGGGTTGGTAATTTTTAACCAAGGCCAATAACAAGCTGTATAGTTTGAATCTAATGTTTTAACTTGGTTCTTAACAACTGTTATACTATCTGTAATTGCATTCGAATCCATTACATAAAATGTATCTTGTCGATCTTCTACCAATGTTCTAGCTTCAGTTGTTACGTCTGGATGTAAACTATCGATAATACCTGGAGTGATTAACATGTTAATATCATAGTAATCGGTATTTCCTAATACATTAAATGCTGTTTTGTATAATTGTGTACCAACAGACGTTGCAGTGGAACAATCAAAGCCCATTGTATTAGTTTCATTGATATCAATTCCTAAGTTTTTTGGTAAATTTGGACGGTGTCCATCAAAACCTCCTTGGAATGGTACCATGAATTTTCTAGTAGACAATGCAATGTTTTCAGAAAAATCAGTTTCACCAACTGTTAATGTAGTTTGCAATGATCCAGAATATGGAGCTGATTTTGGATATCCTAATTCAGATGCTTGTGTAGCATCACCTAAATAGAAATCAGAATTAAATCCTACTGTTGAACCGCTAGTTGGTATTGGTGCTAAATAACTCATATTACCTTGAACTGCATAATCAAATCCATGGAAGTTATTTTTCGAAAATTTACCGTCAATTAATTGAGTTTCTAAATATTCTGCAGGATATAAGTTTGCAGCTGTTCCGCCACCATTTTTTGCAATATTTGGTATTGGAGAATATGGAGCTTGGAATCCAAATGGTATTAATACTTTAGAATTATTTTTAGTTGGCACAGCTGGGTCAACTTCTACACGAATATAATTTGATGCATTACCATAATCACCATATGCAATCAAATCATCATCACTATTCAATGCCAAATATCTATCACCAATTACTTTAGCAATATATTTGTTAGATTCTGGATTTAAATTTACTAAGAATTCTTCAATAAGTTCTGGAGATTTATCAGTATCAGAAGATATAAATGGAGAATTTGGTAAATTTATATTATTAACTTTTCTAACTTCTACTACGAAAGTTGGATATCCATCTGGATCAGTTATTTCTGAACTTACTTTAATATCTCTAATACCAGCTTTAATTTCATAGTTAGCATTTGTACCACCAGATATAGTATGCAATTTAAATAATTGTTTTACTGTAGTTCCGATTGTTTGTGATGTGATCCACGGTGTTGATGCGTGTGAATGTGTAGCTAATAATTCATAATTGTTAATTGGAACTGCTTGAATATATATACTATTACTTGCATATGTTACATATCCAGATCCTGGAGTTTCGGGATCTACCGCATGATAATCGAAGAATGTATCATCCAATGCATCCCATTTGGTCCACGCATTTATATTTTCGTATTGAACATATAATGGATAGTTAGTAGACTTCGGAGATGTACCAAACTTTTTAGTTATGTAACTAGATGTTGTAGGTGATATACTAAAGTCGATATTTGCATTCTGAGTTGGGTAATCTGTATAAGTAGCACCTGCAACATCATATGCTGTATATGACCCCGATAATCTTAAAGTAGTTTTGGTCCAATCAATTGATTGACTAAATGATGGTGGTGTAACTACAGACCCTGTAACTTTACTTCGTATAAATAAATCGCCGGTTTGTGCTGCAGTAGTACCTAATATTTGATTGGTTGGATGTAATACGTGTGTTACATAATTAAATCTAGCACCTAAACTTGAAGTAAGTGCAGAATTATAATTTGCTACTGTATAATCTGCAGCAATTAAAGCTAATGAACCACTTTTATATTGATATCCTTCGGATTCTGGAATAACACGTGTTACTGTTATAGCTTGTCCGCCATTTTTAAAATATTCTGCAACTGTATATGGTACATATGAATCATCATAATATGATCCGAATATTTTAACAAAATCATCAAATGATGTTACGGTAGTTGGGACTTGAATTGGCCCTTTCAATGTTGGACCTACCACTGCTCCACCAATTGCTGCAATAGCTCCTGGTAAGAATGATTGATCGATTTCTTTTGTATACACGCCAGGTGATACTATTCTTTCTGCCATAGAAATTTCTCCTAATTAATTTTTATTTATATATAAATATGTACATTTTAATCTAAACCGTTAATCGGCAGATGTAAATGTACCTTCTGCTAAATTAATAGAACCATCGCCATATTGTTCTTTTAGTTTACTCATTAATTCTTCTTCTCGAATTCTTAATTGTTTAAATGATTCGAATTTACTTTGAACTTCTTGTTTTACATGTTCTAATTGTAATTCCAATGATTTTTCGTCAACTGATAATAATCCAATAACATTGTATACTTCTTGAAATTCATCTCTTAAAGAATTGATTGCGGTTATATCATCTGCATTTAACTTTTTTGTTGCCATAAATTTATTTTTTAATTTTTAATGTATAACTTATTATATGTATTATATAACTAATATCAAACCTATTTATCTATTATATCAAATAAATGCCACAGATTGTGTGTAGTATAATAATTTATCATTTCTTCTTGTGTTGTTTGATCTGGATATATCGTTAGATATTCAATTCCATTTTTTATAACCATAATTGGTAATGGTGGTTGTTCTGTTAAATATTCTGCCTGGAATACTAATTCTTGCGTTGATGCGTCAAAATTTATGTCCATAATAATCTCTAAAATAATTTTCTAATCTTAATTGTTCAGATTCATTTAACCAATAATCAGTCATTAAGAATGCTCCTAAATGTATATTACTACCTTGCGATCCAAGTGACTCTCTATCATTTCCTATCACAAACGTTGAAGTAGCCGCCATAGTAGTTGTTAATACATTAAAATCAGATGAAACTAATTGTTCTTTTATCGATCCGTTAATATACATTTCTTGTTCCGAGCCTGGTCCGCCTGGTTGTGCTAATCGATATTTAACAGTTAATATCATCCAATCTTGTATTTCAGCTTGCGATACTCCGGCTGTTTCATACACACTTGTAGTTAGCGAACCTCCTTGTCCGCCGTAAAATGTACTTCGTATAGTTTGAGTAGTATCAGTAACTCGTAAAACTAAACTGCCAGCACTAAGTAAATCTTGTACTTGTAAAATATAACCCGTTGCTGGATCTATTTTGATAACCATCATTACGGAATATTCGGATTTACCGCTTAAATTAAATGCTGGTGTTGGGTACATTGATCCTGCACTATTATTA